CTAAAGGTTAGTGCTATTGGTGAAGCTGAATATCCACATCTTCAAGTGCCAGATACTAAGTTTCAAAGTGAAGGTGAATATAAATGTAACCTGAAAGTGAAACTTGATGAAGCTACTGAGATGATAGCTGATATTGAGAATGAATTAAACCAACATCACGACCAGTTATGTAAAGATAAAAATAAAAAGTCTTTACGAAAAAACCTACCGTTTACGATTGAAGACGGGTATGCAACTTTTAAATTTAAAGTTAAGGCATCTGGAAAAAATACAAAAACTAACGAAACATTCCAGAGAAGGATTACTGTCATTGATAGTAATAAGAAACCTTTAGATGAGAACACTAGAATATGGGGTGGCTCAACACTAAAGATTGCATACAACATGCGTACTTGGTTTACAGATGCGTTGGGAGTAGGCATACAACTACAACCAAAAGCAGTCCAAGTAATTAATTTAGTTACATCAGAACTAAATAAGAGTTCATCATTGACTGACTTGTTTGAAGAAACAGACGGGTTCACACAAGATGAACATGACAATCAAGAACTAATAGATAGTGCAAAAGGTGACTTCTAGTAAATTAGATAACACTAAGCCAAAGCTAAAGAGTGGGTTAGAGAAAGTTGTGTACGATTACTTAAGTAAGAAAAAAATTAAATTTACTTACGAAGGTGTACGTATTGACTTTACTCAACCTGCTCAAAAAAGATATTACAGACCAGACTTTCCGATTGATAATAGTTTTATTGTTGAAACGAAAGGTCAGTTTGTAACTGCTGATAGAAAGAAACATAAGATAATCAAAGAGCAATATCCTGAGTTAGATATTCGATTTATTTTTTCAAATTCTAAAACAAAGATTGGTAAGAAATCTAAAACAACTTATGGCAAGTGGTGTGAATTACATGGTTTTAAATACCACTGTGTTCAATCTACGAAAGAACCTTTTCCTGAAGAATGGCTCAAGGAGATAGAGAATAATGGCAAGAGCAAAGACTGAATATATTGTAATTCACTGTTCGCAAACAAGACCTTCACAAGACATTGGTGTTGAAGAGATTGACCGTTGGCATAGACAACGAGGTTGGTTGGGTTGCGGATATGCAAGAGTTATTAGAAGAAATGGGGAAGAAGAAAGAGGAAGAGAAGATGATGACATGCAGGCTCATGTCAAAAATTATAATCACTTAAGTACATCTGTATGTTTAGTAGGTGGTTCAACAGAGAAAGACTGGACTGAACCTGAAGATAATTTCACTGCTGAACAATGGATAACATTGAAAAGAGTATTAAAAGAATTATTAGAAAAATATCCTAATGCAAAAATAGTCGGACACAACGCATTAGATGATGCCAAAACCTGTCCTAATTTTGACGTTGATGAATATTTATTCAGCGAAGGTTTTGTAGATACAGTTTCAGAATAGGGTGCAAATGAAAGACCAGAGTAAATCCTTACATTCCTCCTTCCCACAACAAAACTCTGCTTTCATTAAACATGCACCTTGTCCTGATTGTGGTAGCCGAGACAACTTAGCAATATACACCAATCATACTTACTGTTTCGGTTGCCACACCCACAAGTTTTTAGACGAACAACAAAATAATTTTACACAAAAAAATAATAGGGGAGACATGCTAAAAGGAAGTTATGAAACTTTAACTAAACGTAGGATTGATGAACACACTTGTAAATTTTTTAATTACCAAGTTGGAACACACAACAATTCACCAGTACAAATAGCAAACTACTATAACAAAAAGTATGAGTTAGTAGCACAGCACATAAGATATCCTAATAAGGACTTTCGTTGGATTGGTGACTTCAATCAAGTGACATTGTTTGGTCAACAGAATTGGAGAGACGGTGGTAAGAAAATAATTATTACTGAAGGTGAGATAGATGCTATGTCTATTTCATTAGTTCAACAGAATAAATATCCTGTTGTTAGTGTACCGTCAGGTGCAAGTTCAGCTAAGAAATTTATTTTAAAAGAACTAGAATGGTTACAAAAATTTCAAGAAATAATTTTATGTTTTGATAATGATGAAGCAGGATTAAAAGCTTCAGTTGAATGTGCCGAAGTATTACCTGTTGGTAAAGCGAAGATAGCAAAACTACAAGGTAAAGATGCCAATGAATTATTAGTACAAGGTAAAGCTAATAAGATTATTGATGCTGTCTTTGAAGCTAAAACCTATACACCACAAGGAATTATTACAGGTGAACAAACATTTGACCTGTTAATGAATGATGATGAAGAGCCTAGTCAACCTTACAAATGGGAAGGATTAAATGACAAACTCAAAGGCATCAGAAAAAATGAGATTGTATTATTATGTGCAGGCTCAGGTACAGGTAAGTCACAAGTCTGTCGTGAGATAGCTTTTGATTTAATAAATAGAAAACATAAGGTTGGTTACATTGCACTAGAAGAAAGTGTTCAACGTAGCATCAGAGGTTTGGTATCTATTGGATTAGATTTACCAATACATTTACCTGAAATAAAACAACTAGCAGATAAAAATGACTTAGTAAAAGTATGGGAACACATTAAAGATAATGTAGTTTTCTATGACCATTGGGGTAGTACCGATAGTCAGGACTTAATGAACCGCATAAGGTATATGGTTCATGCTTTAGGTTGTGAATATATTATTCTCGACCATATCTCTATTGTTATTTCAGGATTACAAGAAGGTGATGAACGAAGACTATTAGATAACACTATGACTGAACTGAGAAAGTTAGTCGAAGAGTTAAAGATAGGAATGTTTGTTGTCTCACATTTAAAAAGACCTGAAGGAAAACTTGGGCATGAAGAAGGTGTGCAAACATCTTTGTCTCATCTCAGAGGTTCACATTCATTAGCACAATTATCTGATGCAGTAATTGGTTTTGAAAGAAATCAACAAGATGCAGAAGCAAATAATCTAATGACTGTCCGAGTATTAAAGAACAGGTTCAGTGGAGAAACTGGAGTAGCAACAACTCTCATGTATCACAAAGATACAGGTAGGTTATTAGAGAATAACGTAGCATGAATGAAAGAAGTTTAACTAAATTTATTTTATCTTATCTGATTGAGAAAGAAGATTACTTAACTTTCACAGAGGAAGAACAACAATTAGTTTTTCAAAGTTGTCGTACCATAATGAAAGCAATCTATCATGCAGTTAGATATCAGAATGTTATTCCTGTTGTTTTATGTGGTGACTATGAAGCTAAAGACTTAATTGATAGAGCCTTACGAGTTATCCAAGAACCATTACCCTCAACAAAAAGAATTAAGGTGGTGTTAGTACAATGAGATTAGTATTTGATATAGAAACCAATGGTTTATTAGACAGTATTACAAAGGTTCACTGTATAGTTGCTAAGGATATAGATACACAAGAAGTATATTCTTATCGACCTACAGAATTAAAAGCAGGTGTAGACTTATTATTAAATGCAAAACAATTAATAGGTCATAACATACAAGACTTTGATATCCCTGCATTAGAACAAATATTTAAAGTTAAATTTGAAAATGAATTAGTTGATACATTATTAATATCAAGATTAATCTGGACTGATATTAAAGATAAAGATTTTAGAGACAAGGTTGTACCTAGTCAGTTAATTGGAAAACATTCTCTTGATGCATGGGGTTATCGTTTAGGTAAACGTAAAGGTGATTACATTAAAACACATGGCTTTGAAGAATGGACTGAAGAGATGCAAAGCTATTGTGAGAATGATGTTGAAGTAACCTATTTATTTTATCTTAAAATATTACAACAAAGATATTCTTCTGAAGCGATTGACTTAGAACATCAGTTTGCTTACTGGATTAGGAAACAAGAACGACAAGGTGTAAACTTTGATTTGACTTCTGCTGAGAAGCTATTCGTTTTCCTTACGAAAAAAAGGCTTGAGTTAGAACAACAACTAACTCAGGCTTTCCCACCTATAGAAAAACATGTTGATACTCTTGTACCGAAAAGAGACAACAAAAAGTTAGGTTACAAAAAAGGTGTGCCTGTTAAAAAATTTAAACTAGTAGAGTTTAATCCTAACAGTCGTGACCATATAGCTGAAAGATTAATCTTAAACTATCAATGGAAACCACAAGAATTTACACCCACTGGTAAACCTGAAATTAATGAAAGGATATTAAACAAGCTAACATATCCTGAAGCTAAATTACTAGCAGAACATTTCATGTTACAGAAAAGGTTAGGGCAACTATCAGACGGAGAACAATCTTATTTAAAATTAATATCAAAGGAGAATAAAATACATGGAAAAATTATTACAAATGGTGCGGTCACTGGGAGATGTACCGCAAACAGTCCGAACTTACAGCAAGTCGTTTCTTCAAGTTCCCCTTACGGTAAGGAACTTCGTAGTCTATTCACTGCTCCTCATGGTTTCGTCATGCTTGGCATTGATTTTAGTGGTTTGGAATTGCGTGTTCTGGGTCATTATCTTCACAGCTTTGACAATGGTCAATTCATCAAAATCCTTTTGGAAAGCGATATCCACACCGCTAACCAACGAGCAGTTGGGCTTGATACCAGAAATCAAGCAAAGACTTTCATCTATGCTTACATATACGGTGCAGGAAATGAGAAGCTCGGTCTCATTACTGGCGGAAACAGTAAAGAAGGAAAAAGATTAAGAGATAATTTTGAGAAGAAGTTACCTGCTTTGAAGTATTTAAAACAAGCAGTCAGTAACGCATATCATAATAAGAAGTTTTTGAGGGGATTAGATAGTAGAAAACTTATGTGTCGAAGTGAACATTCGGCATTGAACACACTTATTCAATCAGCGGGTGCAATAATAGTTAAGAAGGGAACAGTTCTTCTTAATGAAAAACTACAAAAAAATAATTTTGTATGGGGTGAAGACTACGCAATGGTTCTTCATGTCCATGATGAAATGCAATTTATTGTAAAGAAAGACCGAGTTGATGAATTTAAAACTATTGCAGAAAGTATCTTTGATGACACCCAAGTTGCAATGAATTTCAGATGCAAGCTAGACGGTGAAATTAAGGTTGGTCAAAATTGGAGTGAAACACACTAAGGAATACGACATTGATTTTAAACGAGACTTAAAGTTTGGTTTAGAGTGGGAGAACGAACTCAAAGAAATTTTATGTAATGACAAGATTGAAGTTAAGACTGATAAACGGTGGAGTGATACAGGCAACATTGCTATTGAAATTGAAAGCAGAGGTAAGCCTTCAGGTCTATCGGTTACTAAGTCTGACTACTGGGCTTTTATACTTTGGCAAAAAGATGAGAGACCAAACATCATGTTAATACCCATAGATAGATTACGTACTATTACTTCTTACTTTCAAAGTAAAAAGAAAGTTGTCATGGGCGGAGATGCTAATACATCAAAGTTAGTGTTAGTACCTTTGCATGTCATTAATGATTACAACACACAAATAGAAATACAGGAAATGGTCAATGAAAAATACTCGGAAGAAAATAGACAAAAATAATTTTCCTTACAAATTTTATTTATGTTGGTGGATAGACCCTGCGAGTGATGCATCATGGCAAGACATAGAAGATATTAAAAGTTCTGATGTAGGTAATTGTGTTACTTCAGGTTGGCTTATCTCAAAGACAAAGAAGAAATATAAGTTTGTAGGTGACATCATTATCAATGATGACGGAACAGTAACAACAGCAGGAAACTCAACAACAATACCTGCTGTCAACATAATAGAACTAGTGGAGTTAAAGGAATGTCAGAAGTATTATTAATAGATGCTGATATGTTAGCATACAGAGTAACATCTGGATTAGAATTACCTGTTGATTGGGGTAATGATGAATGGTCATTACATTGTGATTTTGCAGAATGTAAAAAGACGTATGATGATTTAACTAAATATTATTTAGATATGTTGGAATGTGGAAAAGCTATCCACTGTTTTTCTGACGGTATTCATAATTATCGTAAAGACTACGATAAAGAATATAAGGCACACCGCAAGGCAGTGCGTAAGCCTATGTGTTTTAAGCCATTAAAAGATTATGTCATGGCTAATAACGATAGTGAATTATATCCACGATTAGAGGGTGATGATGTTATTGGTATCTTAGCAACAGGTAAGTACAAAGATAAATGTACTATCTTATCTGGTGATAAAGATATGAAAACAATACCTGCTATTCACTGTAATCTAAATGATGACAGTATTGATATCGTGCCTGAACACATGGCAAACTATAATTTTTTAATACAAGTTTTGGTTGGTGATACTGCTGACGGATATAAAGGTTGTCCGTCTATCGGTCATGTAAAAGCAAAGAAACTTCTAAATCCTGTTCATACATTAGAACAAAACTGGAGCATTGTTGTGGAACAGTTTTTAAAACAAGGATTAACAGTTGATGATGCATACCGACAAGCAACCTTAGCAAGAATACTACATGATAGTGAATATGATGTAGCAACAAAGAAAGTTAAATACTGGGATTATAATTATGAAAACTATAAAGACACTGGAAACAGCATTAGAACTAGTTAGTGGTACTAGAGCAGTACAGAATGGTGATAAGCTAATTAATCACGATAACATAGCAAGACTTTGGTCAGGTTTTTTAACTAACAAATTTAGAGCAAACATTCGTTTAGATGCATCAGATGTAGCACAGTTAATGGTGTTGTTGAAGGTAGCAAGAACACAAAATGGAGACTTTAATGAAGATGACTTCATAGATATTTGTGGATATGGAGCAATCGCAGGTGAGTTAAAAGAAGAAATAAAGAAATTAGGTGACACTTTAGGAGAAAATAACAGTGCCACAGGCTAAAAAACCACTAATCACAGAGGATTTAATAGTCTATTTAGAGGAATTATTTCCTGATAAATGTGCTGACTTAAAGGAAGATGAAAGAGTTATCTTCTATAAATCAGGACAAAGGTCTGTTGTTAATCATCTCATTGAAGAACATAAAAAACAATATGAAGAGGAGACGGAATAATGTGTTTAGGCGGTAGGTCATCAAGTCCACCACCTGCACCTGAGCCAACTCCCCCAACACCACCAGTCGTTAAGACTGCTACAACAGGAGATGTGCAAAATGCACCTGCTTCTGCTGAAGGTAGAAACTTAAAAATAGGTGGCAATAAAGGGAAGAAAAGATTAGGTAGAGGTTCTCTTAGAATACCTTTAGCTTCATCTGGTCTAACAGGTAGCGGGATAAATTTTCCAAATAGTTAATGGCTACAGAAACTTATAGCTTAGGAACTACTGTCAATAAAGATGATAAGTCTAATATTGAAAGTCAGTATGAAAAGCTAAGTATCAATAGAGAGACTTATATAGAGAGAGCAAGAGAAGCTTCTGAATTAACTATCCCACATTTATTTCCACCCAAAGGTGCGAATGAAGCAACAACATATCCTACACCTTATCAGTCCGTAGGTAGTAGAGGTGTTACAAATTTAGCATCTAAGTTAATGTTAGCTTTGTTTCCACCACAAGCACCCTTTTTTAGATTAGATATTGATGACCTTATTTACAAACAATTAGAAGGTAATCCACAACAGAAAGCAACTATTGAACAAGGACTAGCCAAGATAGAAAAATCTATCATGGATAATATTGAAACAAACAATGACCGAGTTGCTGTATATGAAGCTTTAAAACAATTAATTATATCTGGTAACGTATTATTAAAGTTAGGTGAGGAAGGATTACGAGTTATTCGTTTAGAAAACTATGTAGTCAAAAGAGACCCTGAAGGAAGAATACTTACAATCATTATTAAAGAACACATTTCTCGTGCTTCTATTCCCCCTAAATTACAAAACCAAATTCCACAAGACATGGAAGATAAACAATTCCTACATTTATATACCCATGTTACGAGACAAAAGAATGGCTACAAGTTAGTCCAAGAAATAAATAAAACTCAGGTATTATCTCAATCTTATACTTTAGAAAATATGCCTTTTATTCCTTTACGTTTTAATAGAGTAGACGGTAGTGATTATGGTAGAGGTCATGTTGAGAGTTATATTGGTGATTTAAAATCATTAGAAGGTTTAACAAGAAGTATCTTAGAAGGTTCTTCTGCTTCATCTAAAATGTTATTTATGGTTGCTCCTAATGGTACAACCAGAGCATCTTCGATTGCCAAAGCACCTAATGGTGCAATCATTGAAGGTAGTGCAAATGATGTTTCTGTATTACAAGCAAACAAGTTTGGTGATTTTAGAGTAGCCTTAGAAGCTTCGCAAAGAATAGAACAAAGATTACAGTTTGCATTTTTATTAAATGCTTCCGTACAAAGACAAGCTGAAAGAGTAACAGCAACCGAAGTGCAGTTAGTAGCAAATGAACTACAAGATGCATTAGGTGGTGTGTATGGAATTTTAACTACAGAATTTCAGTTGCCTTATTTACGAGCAAAGATTGCTTTATTAAGGAAACAGAAATTACTACCTGAACTTCCAGAAAATATTGTAAAGACAAAAATTATAGTAGGAATGGAAGCCTTAGGTAGAGCCAGTGACAGAATTAAATTATTACAATTTATGTCTGACTTAGCATCTACATTAGGTGCTGAGACACTAGCTAAATACGTCAACCTTGATGATGCTATTAAGAAGTTTGCTATTGCAAATGGAATAGACACACAAGGTTTAATCAAATCACCTGAGCAAGTTCAACAAGAAATGCAACAACAACAAGCACTTCAAGCAGGTCAACAATTCTTAGACCCAAGAGTTATTACTAAAGCAGGTGATTTACTAAACGATAACAATCAAGCCTTAGAAGTAAACGAACAAGGCGAACCTAATATAGTCGATAGGGAGTAATCACTTATGAGTACACAAAGAGTAGAAGTAAATCCAGATGACAACTCACAAACACTTGAGCAGTCTGCGGAACAATTACAAAAAGACGGTTTAACACTAACTGAGAATGGTACTGTCTCAGCTACAGAAAGTACAACTAGTGTTTCTGAACCTGATACAAATATACAATCATCAGAAGATAGACCTGAATGGTTGCCAGAAAAATTTCAAAGTGCAGAAGATTTAGCTAAAGCTTATTCTGAATTAGAAAAGAAATTATCTAATCCACAAGAGCAACAAGCAACAGAGGAACAACCTACTAAAGAAGAAGTAGAACAAGAGACAGGTATTACCTTAGATAAATACTATGATGAATGGGTAGAAAAAGGTGAACTAGGTCAAGAGAGTTATACTGAATTAGAAAAAGCAGGTTTACCAAAAGAATTAGTAGACGGATATATTGAAGGTCAAAAAGCTTTAGCCGACCAACAAGTAGGCAGAATGTATGATGCTGTTGGTGGAGAAGATAACTATAAAAATCTAATGGATTGGGCTTCAACTAATCTTACAGAAGCAGAGCAAAATGCATTTAATGATACCGTTGATAATGGCTCACAAACACAAATGGAATTTGCATTACAAGGATTAATGGCAAAAGCAGGTATGACACCTGAAACAAGCAATCAACTATTTCAAGGTGAAACTAATGTAGTTGATAATGATGTCTTTACTTCCGTTGCTCAGGTAACAGAAGCTATGAGTAATCCTAAATATGATAGTGACCCTGCATATAGAAAAGCTGTTGCAGATAAAATAGCAAGGTCAAGTGTGCTGTAATGCTTAATGTTTTAGGTGCTGTTGCACCAATGGTAAAAACTTTGTTTAGTACAATAGATAAAACTATTGATAACAAAGCTGATGCTGAAAAGATGAAACA